CCCTTGGGGAACGCCACGGTCCACGGCACGACCTGGATGCGGTTCCAGATGGCCTCGTCCTCGGCGTTGATCCGGCTGAGGTGGTTCGTGGCCACGAGCACGAGGCACTCGGGCTGCCAGCGTGTGTTGCCCTCTCGGCTGTAGTTGCCTCGCGTGGAGACGCCGTCACCGCCCGTGAGCTGCTTGACGAAGCGCTCGTCCAGAGGCTCGTTGGGTGCGAGCTCGCTGCTGACGACGAAGCGCTTGCCCCGGATGGCGTCGCGGTCAGGGTCGCGACCGCCCGTGTCGAATCGGCGCTTGCTGAGCGCCCCCTCGGCCAGGGTTGCCGAGTACGTGGAGCCCAGGACTCGTTCGATCACCTTGAGGAAGATCGACTTTCCGGTGTCGCCCACCTTGCTGTACAGGAATGCGATCAGCTTCTGGTCGCCGTCGCCCGACATGGCGTACCCGGCCAGCTTCTGCAGGTAACGGCGCGTCTCATCGTTGGGCTGGTTGGTCTCAAGGTATCTGGTCCAGATGGGTGCCTTTGCCTTGGGGTTGTAGCGCACCGGTGCGATGCGCGTGTTCATGTCCTCCAGCTTGTGCGGACCCAGCTCAAGCGTCTCTGTGTTGATCTCGCCGTTGAGCACGCAGAAGGTGCCGCGCACCCGGTCGAACTCGTCATCCGTCACGGAGATGCCAGGCTGGTGCTCCAGCTGCTTGACGGCCTCACGCATGCGCGCGCCATCCTTGCACTTCTCGATCCACTGGAGCGTGCGCTGGAAGACATTGTCGCTCTGCTCCCACGCCAGCCGCTCGCCCAGGAAGTCCGCCTGCTGGGCCCCCTTGGCCGCGTAGGCCATCGTCTGGGCCGGTGCCTGAGCGAACGCGCCGTAGCGCCCGAGGAGCGCCTTGTAGGGCTTCCCTGAGGCGTTCAGGACGTCCCAGTCGCTCGGGAACGCTGGGCAGTCCTGGTCCTCGTAGTCGAAGATCTCCACTGCCTCCATATAGTCCGTCAGGTCTACCGTGGCGGCCATAGCGAGGGATCCCGTGTCGGAACCCCAGTGCGTTCCCGTCCAGACGCGCCATCCGAGTTCGGGGCCGGTGTTGACCTTGCGGAACACCTTGCCGTACAGCTCCAGCATTCGCTTGCCGTTGCCCTTGTCGTTGGGCTCGTTGTTGGTTGTGGTGCCGATGTGCCCCTTGAACGCCTCGTGGAACGCGGGCCACTCGTGCGCCTCGACCTGCTTCTCCGGGTTGGCCTGGAGCTTGACACGGCGTGAGACGTTCCTCTTGTCGTACAGCTGCGAGCTCGTCAGGCCCAGGTACTTGAGGAGCGCAGCCATGCCGTTGTCGGTCTTGTCCGTGCACGGTCCCTGGCTGCTTTCGCACCACATGCGAACGCAGTCTTCGCCCTGCTCGAACTCGAACGATGGGTTCTTGTCCTCGTGGTTGGGGTTGGGGCAGTTGGTCTTGAACCGGCTTCCGCCCAGCGCCTCCAGGAAGTGCCCCTTGGCCTCCAGCGCCTTGATGAAGCGCTGCATGGCCGGACCCTGGGGCAGGTCTGAGTCCGACAGGACCATCTTCGTCGACGCCTTGGACTTGGCCTCCTTGGGCGCGCGAGCCTTGATCGTCTCCAGGGTGACCTTGACCAGATCCTCCGCGTCCTTGCCGGCCTCCAGGTGGTCGCGCATGTCCTTGCCGACCTTGGCCTCGCGGAAGTACGCCTTGACCCCGACCTCGCGCAGCGCGCGCCACTTGCGCAGAGCTGACCGGGCTCCGGGGAAGTCCACGCCGTCCTCGTTGAAGCGCTTCTGGTGCTTCTCGTCGAGGTGGTCCCGATCCACAACGATCAGCACCTTGCCCTTGAATCCCCTGAAGTGCTCAGCCACCTCTGAGGGGAACTTGGTGCCTAGGTGTGTTGTCGTGGCGTAGCGCCGCGCCAGCGCCCACGTAGCCTCGCAGTCGCCCTCTCCCTCAACCAGATACAGCTCACTGGCCGGACGGCTGTTAGCGATAGCCTCCTGAAGTCGCGGGAGACCGTAGGGCAGCGCCTGGTGGTGCATCTCCTTGCGGTCGAAGTGCGGGCAGTACCGGAACGTCTTGTCTGCCTCGCCGGTAAAGGTGCCCGGCTTGGAGATGCGGTAGCGGAAGCGCGAGAACAGCCGGTTGCCCTTGGCGTCGTAATACGGGTACTGGTGGGTCAGCTCTCCGTACGTCCGCATGTCGGTGTTGCGGTCGCAGTCACACGGGTCGTTACTGCGGGGCGGCGGGCTGTACTTGGCCAGCTGCACTCCGGGGGTGTAGACGGGTCGCTTGGTGCGACGACGTGTTGGCTCTGTTGCCAACGGATGCCTCCTCTGTGGATCTGGGTGCTGCGGGTTGAGCCGTGTGGTTGTGGCGGAGGCTATGCGATGTCGTCCTCATCGTCCTCGAACTCGCCTTCCGCGTCGGGGACCGGGGCGCGTCGTGTGGGGTTGTGGCTGGTGGGGCTGGTGGGTCGCGGGTTGAGAACCTCCTGAGTGGTCTCGACGGCGTCAGCGCTGGCTTCTTCGATGTCGGCGAAGTCGTCGGGGTTGGTGGAGAACAGGAGCTCGGCCAGGTGCTGGCACTCCTCGGAGGTGAGGAGGTGGCGACCGAGCATGATCTGGTTCTCGATGTGGACCAGGGCGAGATCCTTGCGACCCTGGAGCTCTGTGGACGGATCGGAGTGGTTAACTCCACGGCCGATTGCTGCCACGGCCCTGCGCATCCGAGCCTGGAGCTCGGGGGTGGCGAACTTGGCTGCCATTGTGGTGATGCCTCTCTGTTGCCTTCTGATTCCGATGGGGTCTGAGGGCTACCTTACCTTACCGTGCGCTTTCGAGGTGCGAATGTGGAGGAAAAGGGGTGAATGTGGACGGATATTGGGCCGGGGGAGGGATCGGAGGGGCTGAATCCCCCGCGCCCCTCCCAGATCCCCTCCGGGCGTATACTGCGTTCTACCTGCGGAAATGTGGGTAAGGCAGGGGGAAAGCGGGAAGAGGGATCCCTTTCTCACGGGATTCTATCTCATTAGGTCCCTTCAGATAGGGGGCTGAAGAGCCTTACTGGGCTGATTTTTCAGCCCCTCCCGAGCCGACTCTTGCGTTGAATTATCCCTCTTTCCCTCCTAGAAGGAAGAAAGTGCTGGTAGGGCTTGTTTGGCCAGGAGGGAATCAGGGAGGGAAGTGGGGAGGGATTCGGAGGGAAAGTCGGGGGAATCCCTCTTGGGCTTTTGGAGAGTGTGTGGAGAGCGGTAAACGAGTCGCTGGGGGTATGCTTGTACAAGTGTGCTATCAACGAGTCGACATGGGGTGTATATGAGTAGGCTGAGTCGTAGGAAGGGGGCGGGGCGCGGGCCTGGACGACCCTCGGATATCACGAACGAGTTCAGGGACCAAGTCACCACACGTGCTCTGGAACTCAGGCGTGAGTCCTACACATTGCGCGAAACGGTGGACATCGTCAACGAGGAGTTCGACGACAATCTGGCGTTCGAGACCGTGAGGCGGTGGATACAGGACCGCATCAAGCCCGAGCTGGAAGAGAAGGCCGACGAGTATCGTCAGCATTTGCTTGACCAGATTGCGGTCGCAAAGCGGGCTCTGGCGAAGCGCGTGATGATGGGTGACGAGAAGGCTGTCGGTGCCTGGACTCGACTTCTGGATCGCGAGATGCGACTCACAGGCGTCGAGAAGCCGATCAAGGTGGACATGAACGTGAGCAATCGCGAGGGAGATGCCAATGAGGCGCAGCGACTGTTGGACTCGTTCTTCGGAGTTGCCCCTGCCGGTGAGGGCCACGTCATCCAGGGCGAGGTCGTGAAGCGAGAGCAGTGAGAATCACAGGGCTGGGTTCTGCGGGCCGTTTACGGGTCGGGTGGGACCGGGGGCTCAGAGAGGGCTGAGAGGCCGCCTATGCCCCCAAAGAATCGGTTTACGGGGCATCCCTGTCGGACGGACAGGGTCGGAATCGGAGGTGGCGCGGTGAGCGTGCGTTGCAAGATGTGCAAGAGACACCGGTGCGGAAGGTGTGGATGGTCCGGTCGAAGGAAGACCGGGACGATGGGAGGCTGCGCCCGTTGCGGCCACGTCGTTACTGTCCATGCTGTGATGCATCGGAACGGCTACTGCTCGCTGGCCGACCCTGCCACGAAGCACAAGCGCTATGAATGTGCATGGTGCGGTCGTGTGAGACGGTCGGACCGGATGCGGCGCTGGGACAAGCGCATGGAGTGCAAGGACGTCCACAGCTGTGCGAGGGCGCAGCGACAGAGGAGGGCAGCATGAGCGACCGGTTGGTCGTCGGCTATCAGGAGTTCGTCAAGGCCGTGTCTGCTGGCCTGGAGGCCACGGACGAGCACTCGTGCCAGGAGCAAGACGGTGTCGACTACAAGGCCATGGCCAAGACGTTGTGGGCGAGTGGCTATCGCTTCGACGCCACGGCTCGTATCCAGTGGTTGGCTGTTGAGATGCGGGCGAAGCTGGACCCCGAACAGGCCGGACATCTCAACGAGCTGCTGCGCCTGCTGGAGGTGAACGTGTGATGCGCTGGCGTGGAGAGAACCGGGTGTCGCTGTTCGGCAAGATGTACATGTGGGTCGTCATCATGGGCCAGTGGCACCTCAGGCCCGCCGTGGACCGGGACCTTGACCGGTCCGGATGGCGAATCGTGGAGGGCGAGCCCACGGCTGACGGGTGGCGCACGTTCACCAAGGAGCGGAAGCCTGTGCCTGAGGGCGGGCTGACGTACGACCAGCTGATGGAGACGCTGGGGGAGATAGAACGAGATGGGCAGGGCAGTGCTCAGGATTGACATCGAGACGGAGGAGGATGGGCGCGTTGTGGCCATGTCGACTGCCACGCTTGAGCAGGGGCGCGCCATGGCCAAGGTTCGTCATCCTGATCTGGCATGGGACGGGATCCCCTGGGACGGCATCGGCACGCCCATCGAGCTGGACGAGACGCTCGCGCTGGGCCACGTCATCTACAGGTGGCCGCAGGACGGACTGCGTAAGATAGTCGTGGGCAACGAAGGAGGTGATCAGCATGCCGGTGCAGAAGGTGAGTGGCGGATACCGCTGGGGGCCGACGGGCACAGTGGTGTCGACTCGGAAGCAGGCCGAGATGCAGGGCGCAGCGACGGAGTCGAGCCGAGCGTCGTACGCCCTGAGGTGGCCCGCCAAGAAGGGCAAGGAGCGCAAGCGCGTCTGACCTGCACGTCGTGCTGGATGGACTCGCACAACTGCGTGAGCAACCGACGGTGCGCCTGCTGGGTGTGCCGAGAACAGGAGAGCAAGAACATGTTGGGCATGCCGCAGGACACGATCAACAGGGACACGCAGGAGTGGCAGCGCATCCAGGAGGCTGTGGCCTTCAGGCTGCCGAACGGCGACGACCTGCTGATCGCCAAGCGTGTGGCATGCCCCACATGCGGGATGCCCGCTGCTCTGGTGCTGGCCGAAGGCACGACCATCGGCTACGCCCGGCGTCACCAGCAGTGTGGCCTGGACAAGATCAACGAGGAGAAGAACGATGGCTGAGGCGCAGCTCAACGTGAAGGTGGGCGCAGAGGTGGAGCTCGAACCGGGGCCGCTCACGGTGGCCTGGCTGATGGGACTGGGGTGGACACCGCCCGAGCAGAGCGAGCAGGACGCCATGACGACACGGGTGTTCGCTGGCCTGCACCAGTCGGCCGAGTCCGACGTGTCGCGAGTCATCGCGCTGTACGAGCAGTGGGTCGCTCAGGGCGCACCTCCGCTCGGCGTGTCCATGGCGCGCTGGTGGGACAAGAAGCTGGTCGAGCTCCACGACGCCATTCGTCCGCCCGAGTCGGCCGACGACGAGGAGGACTACGACCCACGTCCCGTGGACCTGATCCCGGGCTCGGACATCCCGTTGCCACCGGCTCAGGAGCTGGCCACAGGAGGCGTCTACCGGGGCGAGGCCATGGGCGGGGCCGAGGCGATGCGCCACAGGGCTCGACAGCTGCGTACGCGGCTCCGAGGAGAGCTGGCAGACGAGGGCGCACAGCGCGATCTGGACGAGCTGCTCCGCATGTGCGACGTGGACATGAAGCGGATCTTCGGCACGGACTGCGACTGCTGACATGCCCCGGCTCAACCCCGAACAGAAGGAAGCCTATGCGGAGCTGGAGCGCGCCATTGAGCGAGTGCTCCGGCTCCGTGGGGCCACAGGCATGCTGACCGAGTACGTGACGCTGTGCGCTGTCCAGTCTATTGACGACGAGGGCGACACAGCGGGCTCGGTCATGATGGTGCTGCCCATGGGAGGCGGGCTGCCATACCACAGAGTGATGGGCCTCCTGGACTACACGCATACCGTGCTGCGCGCTGAGGTGGCGCGTAACGAGATGGGGACGGACGATGACGACGAGGCTGGCTGACTACTTCCAGGACGTGGCAGACGCCCTGTGCGACGGCTCTGTTGAGGCCATGCGCATGTTGCTGGGGTCGTCGGCTGGCAGGCGCTATCTCACAGTGGATGAGCCGCTCCTGTTCGCCCTGACCTACATGCCGCACTCGCTCAAGATGCCCGCTCCCATCGAGGACCTAGCCGAAGGAGCCGACTCGGAGGTTGGCGTCATCAGCATGTCCGAGTTCCACTGGGGCATCTGCGAGAAGGCGCGCGAGTGGAGCGAGAAGCCTGCCAGCCAGTTCGGACCGGCTGAGATGCGGGACGCCTTCATCGCGCCCCGAGATGCCGGCAAGTCCACCTGGCTGTTCAAGATCCTGCCCATGTGGGGCGCTGCACACGGCCATGTCAAGTTCGTGGCCGCGTTCGCCGACTCCGGGCCACAGGCCAAGAAGCACCTGTCCAGCTTCAAGCGAGAGCTGGAGACCAACGCGCTCCTCCAGTCAGACTTCCCCGACCTGTGCACACCGCTCAAGAGGCGGGGCAATGTCAACGTGTCCGACACCCAGGATCTGTACCAGGCGCAGTCAGGCTTCGTGTTCGCAGCTGGAGGCGCGGACGTCTCGGTCCTGGGTATGAAGGTCGAGGACAAGCGACCGGACCTGTTGATCCTGGACGACCTTGAGCCGGACGAGGCCAGCTACTCGGACTACCAGATGGAGCAGAGGCGCGGCACCCTGACCGACGCCATCCTGCCGCTCAACATCCGAGCCCGCGTCATCCTCGCTGGCACCGTCACCATGCCCGGCTCGATCACGCACCAGTTGGTCAAGGCTGCTGCGGCGCAGCGAGGCGAACTGCCCGAGGACGAGATCGAGGACTGGATCAAGACCGAGAAGTTCAAGGTCCACCACTACAAGCCGATCGTCGTTGACGAGGACGGCGAGGAGTCCAGCCTGTGGCCGGAGAAGTGGCCCATGGACTGGCTCAACACGGTGCGCCACACCCGGTCGTTCGCCAAGAACTACGAGAACGACCCGCTCGCGGTCGACGGCCAGTACTGGACTCGTGACGACTTCACCTATGGCGAGCTGCCGTGTGCGATCACGATCCTGTCTGTGGATGGCGCGGTGACCGACAAGAAGAAGAGCGACTTCACTGGACTGGCCGTCGTTGGCGCCACGGCTCACAAGCCTGGTGATCCGCGTCGGCGCTGCGAGGTCAAGTATGCTGTGGGCGTCAAGCTCCTGGGCAAGGCGCTGCGCCAGAAGATCCTGCAGATCCTCGAGATGTACCCCGAGATCAAGGTGATCCTCGTGGAGTCGAACCAGGGTGGTGAGCTCTGGCGCGAGGTCATGCACGATATGCCGGTCAAGGTGGTACTCATCCACAACAGCGAGCCCAAGGAGGTTCGAGCCGGTAAGGTGCACGCCATGTACCAGAGGATCCCGTCTCGGGTACTGCACACGCAGCGCCTTCAGCAGGCTGAGGAGAACATGGTGGGCTTCCCCAAGCTCAAGCACGACGACATTGTGGACGCCGTCGGCAACGCCGTGCTCAAGCTGCTGGGCGCTCCCAAGGTTCAGCGGCGCAAGGCATCCAGCGGGGCATATGCGGCATAGGGGTATACTTGCCAGCATTGCGGCTGATTGGCCCCGATGCCCTGCTGGGGCGCTGCAGGATTCGGTTCTGAATGGAGCCTCTGACCCCGGCTGAATTGTGTGTGGATTCGCTTATGGGAAGGAGGCCAATTGTGCCGAACAAGCAGAAGCTCCGTGACTCGCTGCGGGCTCTCGATGTAGCCATTCCCGGTTATGTCGAGGCCGACAAGTTCTACAAGGGCACGTTCGTCGAGCCCTTCCAGTCGTTGGTGATGCAGCGTCTTCTGGTCCGCAAGGAGGTCAACTACAAGGCCGTGCTCAGCGCGGTCCCGGTTGACGCCGTTGTGGAGAAGCTGGAGATCGTTGACATCCAGACCAACGACGAGGAGATGACGGACTTCCTGCAGGACGAGGTCTGGAAGGCGAACCAGTTCCAGTTCGTGCACAAGACCGCCATCCTGGCCGCCGAGAAGTTCGGCGACGCCTACATCTTCATGTGGCCCGAGTATGACCACGAGGAGCAGGTCGTCACAGAGGAGGGCGCACCGGACGCAGACGAGCCGGACCTGGTGATGACAGGCATCGTGGCGTGCTACCAGTCGCCCATGAAGGTGCGCGTCTTCTACGACGACATGAACCCCGCCCGTAAGACCCACGCCGTCAAGCGGCTCAAGACCGGCAAGGGCAAGCAGGAGCGGGCGTGGCTGTACCTCGACGACGGCACGATCGAGCTCTACGAGACCCCGGTCAACAAGTGTGGCATTGACGACTTCGAGTACGTGGAGGACGTGGACAACCCGACCGGGCAGATCCCGTTCATCCACCTCCGCAACGATCTGCCGTACGGCTGCCCTCTGCACAAGAACGCCTACGGGCCGCAGAACCAGATCACCAAGTTCCTCGTGAACGAGGTGTCGGGCTCGGACTTCAACGCCTTCCCCCAGCGGTACGCACTCGCCAAGACGCGAGGCACCAGCACGGGCGGCGACGACATCGACTGGTCGGGGCAAGACGACACCGTTCCGGACCAGGACGATAACGTCGTCAGCAAGCTGGTGTCGGGACCGGGCCGCATCTGGGACCTGTCGGGCTTCGACTCGGTGGGCCAGTTCTCCAGCGCCGATGTGGAGCAGTACCTCAAGCCGCTTGAGAAGGCGGTGCAGCTGATGGCCGCCGCCACGAACACGCCTGTGTACTACTTCACCGCAGACTCCACGGGCGGAGGCACGCCCTCTGGCGAGTCGGTCCGCCAGCGTGACGCCCGACTCAACACCAAGACGGACTGGCAGCAGAAGCTGCTGGACTCCCAGTTCGACGAGATGCTGTACATGGCCCTCGAACTGGCGTTCGAGGAGCTGCCCGAGGACTTCTCGCTCAGCATCAAGTGGAAGCCGATCGAGTACGTCTCCGAGACGGAGAAGCTGGAGCTCGTCGGCAAGAAGATCGAGCTCGGGATTCCGCTTGAGATTGCCTTCGCAGAAGCGGGGTACGACGAAGATACGGTGAAGGAGTGGGTGTCCGGCAAGCCCAACGAGCAGGAGCTCCTCCGCCGTGTTGGCATCCTCAGTGCCATGGGCGACGCGATGCAGAAGCTGGGCACCGCAGCAGCCCTCGGCATCGACATGTCCAACGTGAACGAGATCATCAACGACCTGCTCGGCGACATCGCCGGGCTCCGTGAAGAAGATGTTCCCGACAACGTCCGACCCATCCGGTCGGCGTGACACAGAGGAAGGCTAGACATGGACAGCCTGTTCGATCGCCTCAACGAGACCGGGCGCATGGTGCTCATGGTCCCCAAGAGCGCGCTCACGAACGACGAGAAGATCTCCCTGCGCAACGACCGAGGGCTCCTGGTCGGCCAGACGCACGACCACTTCCTGGTGGACAGCGATCGGTCGACGGACGAGCAGGCGGAGCCCGCTCCGCTCCCGCCCACCAAGCCCACGGACCCCAACAGCCCGGAGGCGCTGCTCAACCCCTCCAACCCGGAGGGGCAGTACCGCAGCCCCGACGAGCCGGTGTCCCGGCCGGAGCTGGACGCCATGACCGTGGCCCAGCTCAAGGACTACGCCACTGCGCACGAGATCGACCTGTCCGGCAAGAAGACCAAGGCGGACATGGCCGCTCACATCCGCGAGCAGGAGGTGGACGCGCACGACGACCAGACCCCCGCCGACGGCGACAGCACGCGGGACGTCGACCTCACCAGCGACAACCGCAGCGGTGACAACCAGACGTCGGCCAGTGACGCCAACACCCGTCGTCTCGAGGGCGAGCAGCTCTGATGGTGCGCCGACCCGTCAGCGAACTCCTGATGCGTGCATCAAGCGGCGCGGTCGGCTTCAGGAAGGACGCGCTGGAGGCCGAGGAGATCGACTACCTCAAGGGCCTCCAGTCGTTCCTGATCGAGACCGACGAGTTCGTCTTCACCCGCAACCCGGTCATCGGTGCTCTGCCGGCAACCGACCCAGCTCCGAACGAGGAGTAAGCCAGGACCTCACAATCTCATATCTCGACACAATACCGCTCGTCAGATATCGGCGCAGCGGTATTCGTGCTGCCCAGGTACTCTTTCTGAAGGCGTGCGGCTACTGCAGGGCTGCACAATAGCAGGCGGAGGCGACATCCAATGGCAGAGAGGATTGATTCCGAAGCGCTGCTGGAGCTTGTGCAGCAGAAGCAAATCGAAGCCATCTCCTCCATCGAGGACAAGGCGATCAAGAGCGCGACCGAGAAGCGATATACTGCCATCGACGGTGCCCTTCGCTCGGCCACGCTCGACTGGATCAAGGCGTTCGGATCCATGTCCGCAGAGGGATCGGGTCCGGCGCTGACCAAGATGATCAGCGATGCGCTGGGGGCGAGCACCGGCGCGCTCAAGGGGCTGGAGGGCTCCGTCATCTCGGCCCTCACGGAAGCCGTAGGTGGCGCTGTAACGGCCGCAACCGAGCAGGGAGCGGCGTTCGTTGAGGGAGCCACCGGCAAGGCGGCAGCGACCAAGGTAGCAGCTCCTGCGGTTGATCTCGCCGACGAGCGCAAAGCCGTACGAGCCGCCGTGGCCGAGGGGGAGCGCGGGCTCAAGGCGCTGCTCAAGCGCAATGTGGTGGAGAGGCTCGGACTGCGCGGCATCCTTGCCGGCATTCGCCAGGCTCGCAATGTCCTGGGTCGCGCCAAGTCCACCATTACGACTTCGGTCAACACCAATGTGCAGAAGACGATGCACGCAACCTCTGTGGCCAACAAGGCTCCATATCAATTGTGGGTCGCAGAGCGCGACTGCTGCGTCAACTGCGCCAAGTACGCGGGCCAGCTCGTGAAGACCGGCGAGGAATGGAAGGGCGGGCAGTCCTGGGATCCGAAGCAAGTGGACAAGAAGGCTGCCCCGGTCAGTCCTCCGCTGCATCCACATTGCCGATGCAGGCCTGTTCCGTGGAATCCAGCGTGGGCCAAGGAGGGCGAGGTAAGCTTGCCCGAAGCGGTCACGAGAGAAGCGCAACGATCCATTGCTCGTGGATTCTCACTACCATCCGAGTCCAACGCAAGCAGGATCCGCGCGCTGAAGGAGATGCTGGCCAACGGCAACCCCGCTCTCCCCAAGACCGTGCTCGAGAGGGCTCGTCGCGACTTGAAGCGCGGCGAGTTCGCTCGGGGCCGGAGCGTTCCGACGAGTAACCCGTGAGGAAATAAGCATGAACAAGCCCCTTCTCCGTCCTGGCCTGGCAGCGGCCAAGAGTGCAGGTTCCGCCCTGGACCTGATCTCGGCTGCGGGTGTCGACGGATACGAGCCTGGGTGGGCTCACCCCTACAGCGCCACGGACCCCTTCATGCCCTGGCACGCCGACGGCGGCGACGAGGACGACGACAAGGGTGACGAGGACGAGGAGGACGACGACAAGGAAGACGACGAGGACGACGAAGACGAGGACGACGACGAGGACAAGGGCAAGTCGCCCGAGGAGCTCGCCGCCGAAGTCAAGCGTCTGCGTGCGGCCTACCTCAAGAAGCTCAAGAACTCCAAGAACCGAGGCACCCGGCTGCGCGAGGCGGAGACCGCCAAGGCCAAGCTGGAGGGCGACCTGGCCACGCTCCAGGAGCAGCTCGACGAGCTGAAGAAGACGGCGGGCAAGGAGGTCGACTCCGAGGCCGCGCAGCGCCGGATCAACGAGCTCGTGGAGAAGGCCAAGGACGAGGGTCGTGAGGCGTTCAAGCCGACCGTCATCCGCATGGCCGCCCGTGCCGAGCTCATGGCCGCCGGTGCCCGTCCGGCGCTGGTGGACCGTCTGGTCCGGATGATCGACGTCAACGAGGTCGACATCGACGACGACGACGGCACCATCGACGTCACCGACCAGGTGGACGCCCTCAAGAAGGACATGCCCGAGATGTTCGGGCCGAAGCGCGCCACCACCAAGCGCACCCGCAAGACCAGCGGCGGCGACGGCTCGGGATCCGGCAGCGGCTCTGGCAAGGGCTCTGCTCGCAAGGCCGGTGGAGCCGGAGGCGGCGACGAGGGTGCCGGTGACGAGAAGCTCACCGCCGCACAGAAGGTGGCGAACCGGCTGCGAGGCCTGTAAGCCAGAACCCGCTGCATGAGGTATCATTGCGGCGAGCACGTCCGGCCAAGTGCCGAGTGCAGCAGCCCTGGGTGGGGCAACCGATCCCCCACCTGGGGCTGTTTGCATTTACCAGATCAAGATCCCTGAAGGGAGCCCACATGGACTACTCCATGGACGACTGGGCGGCACGCAAGGCCGCGTTCGCGGCGGAGCGCGCGGCCAAGGTCGTGTGGACCGAGTTCGAGCCCGGCGACGTCGTCGGCTATCGCAAGAGCGGCCAGCCGATCTACTTCATGGCCGGTGGCGCGGCGGACAACTTCGACGACTGGATCCCGGAGGAGACCGACTCCGCCGTCATCCAGCGCGTCAACCAGGTCTCGGCCGTCGAGGCGTGGGGTCGCCACACCCCCATGAACACGGCGACCAAGAAGGAGCCGCGCTCCTCGGGCATGGAGGTGAAGACCCTCGGCAAGTCCGGGCAGTACACCTCCAGCAACGACGAGAACGACGACGTCCTGCTGACGGCCCGGAAGCACACCGGCCTCCTGACCGTGGCCGAGGAGGACCTGAACGACTCCGCCGCCGACATCATCGCGGCCAAGGAGCGGGACTGGGCGACCTCCTACGCCAAGTACTTCGACAACGCCACCCTCGCGACCACGGCGGCCGAGAACGCGCCGACCGTCCCGTACACCTCGGTGTACCGGGCGCTCACGCAGACCAACGCCACCACGGGCTACACCGCCAACGACAACATCGTCGGCACGGTCACGGCGGGCGAGGTCACGTACGACGAGCTGTCCGAGGCTCTGGGACGGTACGAGGACGGCGACTACTTCGACGAGTCGATGTCGGTCGTCATCGCGCACCCGACCTTCCGCAAGCAGCTCCGCCAGATCAAGGACGACCAGGGTGCGCCCATCTTCGTCCGTGGTCAGGGCGGCGACGCGGGCACGCCGGACACAGTGTTCGACATCCCGGTCAAGTGGTCGAACGGCTGTCGTCTCGCCGCTGCGGCCACGGCTGCGCCCACGGGTGCACCGATCATGGTCTTCGGCAACCGCGACTTCCTGGTCGTCGGCGACCGCTCGTCCGTGGAGACCCAGCCCATCCCGGCCGCGATCTCCACGACCGACGAGGCCAACGTCAAGATCCGGGTCCGCAAGGGCTTCGCGCTCGGTCACGAGAAGGCGTTCGCCATCCTCGTGGACGACGGCTCCGCCCTGAGCTGACCCGCGTAAGGCCGCGTACGCCCGCGTAGCGGCCTGCGAGCGACGGCCCGGTCCCCTTGCCGGGGATCGGGCCGTTCGTTCGTTACGCGGCCACCTAGACGGCTTTACGGACCCACGGAGGCGGACGTGTCAACCCCGGCGGAGGAGTGCGCGGACACCTGGGCCACCCCGGCCGAGGCATCCGCCATCACAGGCGTCACGTTGTACCAGGCAGACCTGAACACTGCACAGTCGATCATCGACCTCTTCACGGATATCCACTACGGACTGAAGGACAGCCTTCAGCCTCGTACGTTGCGCATCCTGAAGCAGGCTGTGTCCTGGCAGGCAAAGTGGCAGAAGGAGCAGGGGACCGAGGACTTCGGTACCGGCTCCGAGAAGTCCAGCGAGACGCTGGGCGACTACAGTTACTCCAATGGCTCCGGCGGTTCGGGGTCGGGCGGCAGCTCGGAGGATTCCGCGATGCTTGCACCGATCGCGCAGCGCTGGATCACCAAGCTCAACTGGAAGCGGACCCGCACCATCGACCCTCTGACTCCGAGCGAGAAGGTGCTCGTCGAGAACGGGGACATGGACGGCATCTTCCCCTGGATCCCGCGAGGTGATCTCGGATGAGCCTGGTGTCACACCTGCTCAAGCAGACCGCAGATGTCTATCGGCGGACTGAAGTGTCGGACGGGCAAGGCGGAGTGGAGTACTCCTATGCCCTGCTCCAGAGCGCTCGCAAGGTCAAGATTGACCAAGCGTCCGCCCGTGAGCAGTTCGAGGCGGAGCAGGCTGGTGCATCCTTGACTCACAAGGTGAACCAGA